CGATCGTTTCGATCGCCGACTGGATCGCTGCGGAGCTGGCTCTCGGCATCAGCAACGCCGTGGAAACGGCTGCGTGGCTCGGCAACCCGAGCAGCGCTCCGGGTGTCGCGGGTATCGTCACCTCGCACGCGGGCGGTCTGCTCAAGACCACGACGGCTTCTGAGGTCACAACCTACGACTACGCTGCGTCGCTCGTGGCCGCAGCCGGTGACACGCCGGACGAGGTGACCAAGGCGAACCTGCTTGCCATGATGGCTGCCGTGCCGCAGCACAGCCGGGCAGGTGCAAAGTGGTACTGCTCGCCGTACTTCTTCGCGACCTGCATGCAGGCTCTGGACCTCAACCAGGGCGGTTCGGTCGGCCTGTCGCAGGGCCTCGGCCTCACGTTCCTCGGTTCGCCGGTCGTGTTCACCGACCAGCTGCCGGGCAGCGACGATGCCACCGGCAAGGTCATGGCCCTCTACGGCGATCTGGCAAACTCCTCAATCTACGGCACCCGCGCGGGGCTGGAGATTCAGAGCTCGGACCAGGTTAACTTCCTGTCCGACCAGACCGTGATCCGGGCGATCGCTCGGGTGGGAATTTCCCACCACACTATCGGCAGCTCGACGGTGGCTGGCCCGGTCATCGCCCTGCGTGGTGTCTGATCCAGCTTGACAGCAGTGCAATCCTGAGCGGGCGGCTCTCACACGGGGGCCGCCCGCTCTCTTTTGGAGGTTGCATGATCGTCAAAGTAGGTGGCACCGAAGTGGAGATCCGTGCCGAAGCGATTCTCTCGGGACCGCGCTTTGGTCCGCTTGCAAATCTGTTTGGGTGGGCTCAGGCGTTGATGCCGTTGGGTATCCGCCCAACGCTCGGCCAGGGGGCATTCTGGAGCCAAGTGCTGACCAGGATGATGGAACAGTTCGTGGATCAGTGCGAGTACATCATTACGCTGGACTTCGACACATTTGTGAGCCGGCAAGACATCGAGCAGCTTTTCGCAATGGCGATGACGTTTCAGTGTGATGCGTTGGCTCCGCTTCAGGTGAAGCGTGAAGACGGCAGGCCGATGCTCACGCTCTTGAACACGCTAGACAATCCGCCCGAAGGCGGCACCACTACGCTGCCTGCGTCGTGGTTTGCGGAGCCCGTGCAACGCGTCGATTCAGCACATTTCGGCTGCACAATCTTGTCGACGGCGGCACTCCGACGAATGAAAAAGCCTTGGTTTTGGGAAAAGCCCGATCCTGTCGGCGGCTACGGCGAAGGCAGGATTGATTCTGACATTGGCTTTTGGCGCACGTGGCGCGACAGCGGCAACAAGTGTTTCGTGACGCCGCGAGTGTCGATCGGGCACGGAGAGTACGTCGTCACGTGGCCAGGCAAGGATCTCGGCAAGCCTGTTTTCCAGTGGACTAGCGACTACATGAAGACCAACAAGCCGCCGGAAACTGCATGGAGCGTCCCACAATGATGAAACTGAAGTTTGTGCGTCCGTGGCGTGCGTACCGAAGCGGCCAAGTTGTTCACGTTCCAGGCGGCATCGCAGCGGAACTGATTGCCAAGCGAATTGCATTCGAGGACACGCAGCGGGAATTAATCGAAACGGCGGCAGTCGAGCAGGTCGTTGAGACGGCAGACGCCACGCCGAAGCGGAGACGACGAAAGGCATGACATACCGCAGCCTGACCCGCAGCACTCAGCCGGTTGTTGAGCCTGTCTCGCTAACCGAGGCGAAGGCCCACCTGCGCGTCGATGCCGACGATGACAACGCCTACATCATGTCGCTAATAGCAGCGGCTCGGGGCTGGGCAGAGCAGTATCTTGACTGCACGCTGGTGTTCACGCAGTGGACGATGCGAATGGACGGCTTCCCGCCAAACGGCATGGAGAACATTGAACTTCCACGGCCTCCCATGGCAACGACTGACGGCAAGGCCACGGTCAGCATCACGTACACGACCGAAGGCGGATCGGTGGTGGTTTTTCCTGCCAACGAGTTTCGTGTGGATCGCAACGCCACGCCGGGGTCATTGAGTCCACTGTATGACCAAGCCTGGCCGGTTCACCGGCGTGACGAAAACTCGGTATCGGTGACGTGGTGGGGCGGTTTTGGCGAAGACGGGCGCAGCGTGCCGGCACAGATTCGCCATGCGATCTTAATGCTATCTGCTCATTGGTATGAGCGGCGTATGGCTGCCGACAACATGGGCGGCAACGACGTGCCGTTTGGCGTGAAGTCGCTTCTTGATTCCTGCCGCTGGGGGTCTTACCGATGAGCACATACACACAACTGCCGGGATCTCTGGGTCTCGCGCTGCGGCGTGGCGACGAACTCGGCACGACGATTGATTTTTCGCCAACGACGATGACCGGCTACACCGTCAGTGCGGTTATCACCTCGCTCGTGACGGGCGGTCTGGTCGAGACGATCACGGCCAGCGTCACGAACGGCCCGAATGGCGTCGTGTCGCTGGCGCTCACTGAGACGCAGACGGCAGCCCTGCCGGTTGGCACCTACGGCTGGCGTCTGGAATGGGATGCTCCCGGCAACGTGAAGCGTACCGCCCTGCAAGGCATGGTGGAGGTCGTCGGATGATCGCGACCGTCAGCGGAAATCGCATCACAGCAAGCGTCAGTGGATCGTCTGTGACGGCATCCGTTGCGTCGGCTCCGGTAACTGCGTCGGCTGGCGGATCGTCCGTTGCTGCCAGCGTTGGATCATCTCCAGTTGTGGCATCGTCCGGCGCATCGTCGATTGCGGCGGCTGTCGCTGCGTCCGTTGTCGGAGCGTCTGTCTCTGGAGGTGTCGGGCCACAAGGTCCGGCAGGAGCAATCGGAAATGCCGAAAGCATCACGATTGCGTTGGCTGGTGACGTAACGCTGGCGGGGCTGACGGACGGCGACGTTCTTCGCTACTCATCGAGCAAGTGGCGAAACTATGCGGACGCAAATCTGACAGACGGTGGCAACTTTTAGGAGAGATCATGGCGAACACACTGAGGATCAAGCGTCGTGCAGCCGCGAGCGGCGCGGGCGCACCAAGCACGCTGGCAAACGCCGAACTGGCGTTCAACGAAGCATCGAATGTTCTCTATTACGGAACAGGCACCGGCGGCGCTGGCGGCTCGGCTACCAGCGTGATCGCCATCGGCGGCGATGGTGCATACCTCGGGCTATCCAGCGGACTGACGCAGACGGTGGCTGGCACCTACACGTTCTCGGGCAGTGCGACGTTTTCCGGAACAACGTCTATCGGTGCTGCAACCGCGACCACGCCAGCAAACGACGACGACTCGACGCGAGTCGCGACGACGGCATGGGTGCTCGACCGAATCGGTGCGTTTGGTGCCGGCACTGTCACGAGCGTTGGACTCAGCCTGCCCAACATCTTCACTGTCAGCGGCTCGCCCGTCACGACGAGCGGCACGCTCTCGGCGACCCTCGCCAGCCAGACTGCAAACCAAGTTTTCGCTGGCCCCACGACCGGTGCAAACGCTGCCCCGGCGTTTCGCGCCCTGGTGGCTGGTGACATCCCCGACCTGTCGAGCGTCTACCTTCCTCTGTCTGGTGGCACCATCAGCAGTGACCTCACGGTCACGGGCAACCTCACGGTCAACGGTACGACCTCAAACATCAACTCCGTGAACCTTGTCGTCGAAGACAAAAATATTGTCATTGGCGACACCGCCTCTCCTTCTGATGCGACCGCTGACGGCGGCGGTATCACGCTCAAGGGCACGACCGACAAGACGTTCAACTGGGTCGACGCCACCGACGCCTGGACTTCCAGCGAGCACATGAACCTGCTCACCGGCAAGGCGTACCACATCAACGGTGCGTCAGTGCTGTCATCGACAACGCTTGGCAGTGGCGTCACGGCATCGAGCCTGACAAGCGTTGGCACGATCACCAGCGGCACTTGGTCGGCGACGATCGACAACGCGACGATCGACGGGGGAACGTTCTAGGTGGCGAACACGATCCTCGTGAAATCCTCTGACGTTTCCGGCACCGAGCCTAGCCCGCTCGCGGCTGGCGAACTGGCTCTGAACCGTGCGGACAACGAACTGTTTTTTCTTGACGAGTCCGACAACATCGTGAGCATTGTCGCGATCGACTGCGGCGA